CTATCTCTTTGTTTTTGATTTGTTATTTTGCACCGCTATGTGCGGTTGTGTCAATTTTGTGCCAAACGTGTTTTGAACAGCCTCTTTTGTGTCGCTTGGTTGCGCGTACACTTCAAGCACCATCCGCTTGCTTTTCCACCCACCAGCTTTAGCGACCGTCACAGGGTCAATCCCGTTTTGCATTAGCGCTGTTGCAAAGTACCTTCTGCCCATGTCGTGCGGTGGAATATGCTCAATTTCGGCGTTCTTTTCAGCAGTTGCCCATGCCGTTTGAATAGAGTTTCGAGACTTGTACCGGAACACACGATCTTGGGTGCGCTCCAAATTTGCCAGCTTGATGATCAAAGGCTGGGGCATGGTGCAAACGAGCGGGTCTGTTTTGGTCTTTCTTAGCACCGCGACTTGGTTGTCAAAATCAACATCTTTCCATTCAAGCCGAACCGCTTCGCTTATTCGTGCGCCTGTGTACGCCATAAACATGGCAAGAGCGCCCAGATGGGGGCTGGCATGGGCAATGAAAGATTCAAGCCATTGCTGGTTGCCTACGCGGGGTATTTTCTTCTCGACCTTAAAGCGCTCAACTTTTATGGGGTTGCATAGCCCGCGCTTTGCAGCGTGATTTATAATCGCCTGAACGGGCGTTATCACTTGTCTGTTGTGTGTGGCGGGGCCGCTATTCGGGTACAGCTTAAGGCAAAGGTCATGCACATTGCCCGGCTTTATTTCGCTGACTTTCTTGTGACCCCATTCTGCAAAGATTGGTGCTAGAAAGCGTTCCGATTTGTCAGCGTTTAGATATATCTCCATTGCGGCGGCAAAGGTGACTACGCTTTCTTGGCCGTGGATTTCGGCCTTGTGGACTTCGAGTGTCCTCTTAGCTTTGTACTGCTCCGCAATTGACTTTTCAGCCGTTCCTGTACTCTCCCGTATGCGGAATCCATTGATGGTGCCACGGACCCACCAGATTTCGCCACGTTTGAAGAGTTTGAGACTTCCCATTTTTCGATCAACTGCTCTATGTGTGAGTTTGTGAATAATACTGTACGGCCAACTTTGAAGCAAAGGCCATGTTTTTTTGCGCTTTCAACCAAGGTCCGTTGCGAAACATGCAACTGCTTGGCTACATCGGCGGCGGTATATGCCTCTATCATTCATCACCTCCATGCCTTGCCAGCGGAATAGGCGCGTCTATGTCAATGGTGTTCATTGGTTGGCCTCTCTTGATGCATGTTCCAATTTAGCGACCGTTAGAATTGTCGGCTTCAACTCTGCCGGGGCTTGATCGTAATTGATGCCCTTCTTTGCACCGCTCAAACGTGGTAGCAGGGCGCGGGGTATTGCCTCCCAATTGCTTGGGTCACAATTCGTTTTATCCCCATCCAAACATTTTAGCGCATGTCCTTCTGGCACTGGGCCGTTTGCCTTTTCCCACATCCATCTATGTTTCAGCACATAGCGGCGTTCATATCCGGTATGCGGGTTCACTTCGTCCACACTGATTTCGATATAGCCGTTCTTTGTTTGCCGCTCATGGCCAAGGTAATTTGTGTTGTGTGGAGTGTTGCCCTTCTTGAATTGCGTTTCTTTGGCACGTCCTTTGGGCGGGTGCGGCTTGCCTTTGTTGTGCGGTGTAATGCCCTTCTTGAATTGGCCTGTCCGGCCTGTTTTCCAACCCATGCGAGTGCATTTCGCTTTGAAATTAGCGAGCGTAATATCATCGCGACCGAACGTCTGGACAAATTCAGTATGCAGCTGGCGGCGAGGCTTTGTCTTACGCGCCTCAAGCCATACCAATTCTTCTTTGCTGTATGGAATTGATCTGCCCTTCATTCTTTTTCATGCTCCACTGTTACAGGTTTGCCGATCAGACCAGATAAGGCGGGGCGGTATCGGTCGCCATGTGTGGCAACAAAGGTTGCGGCTTTAAATGTCAGGTCGGCGTTGCGAATAATTTGATCAGCAACCGAAACCATTGAATCTGCGCGTTTGGATTCTTGTTCAATTTGCTCCGCGCTCATGCCTTCTTCTGAAAGGCGTTCCATTTGGGCGAATAGGTGATCATTCAAGTCCTGGAGTTTGTTCTTCATCACACTTGCCTTTCGTAAAATCTTTCGTAGCTGTTTCGTAGCCTTTCGTACGGCTATCCATCTCACTGATCCTTGGTGGGGAGGTTTCCAGCCAGCCCAACAGTCGCGTAAACCACGGCTGGCGCGTCTTCATAGCTGATATAGAAGCCATGCTCACGAATTGCTCTGCTTAAGACCATGTAACACCCCGGAGGGCCGCCCCTAGCTGGATGGTTCCATGCGTTGGGATATTTATCTTTTGGGAAAACCAACTTCGCCAGTTCATGATAAACCAGAAAGCCGCCATTCCCATGCTGGGTTAACGCATCAACAATGCGGTCTTTGATCTTCCTAGGCATTGTCCTGCTCCTTGGTGGGGAGGGTTGTAACAAATGGCAGATCGTCAATTGTTGCGTGGCGAAATTCGCGGGGCCGCCAAAGGGTGCTTTCCACCTTGTCACCAACCATCAGGTTAGTGTTGTTGGCGACCCAACAGACTTGACCATCTGACTTGCGCACCACAATAGCCCCCGGTTTTGCTTCTGACATTCTCATTCGCTCTCACCTTCTGGCGCATTGGTGGGGAGATTGCGGATTTCTGGCTGGGGTGAGATTGGCCCTACTGCGCCAATGATTTCCACGACCGCTTGTTTATTCCATCCTTTGCCATCGCAAGATTTGCAAACCCACGAGTTGAAAGAAATGTCACCAGCTTCGGCGTCATTCCGTTCACCTTGCCCACTGCAATCATCACACTTGGCGCGGCTCAAAACATCAAGCAACGCACAGGCATCAGCACCTAAAACAAAATCATAGGCGCTGATTTTCTCCCTCCGCCCTTCCTCTCGCGCTGCCTTTATACGTGCAAGAATTTCAGTGGCGTGTTCCCAAGCCGCAGCGCCTGTTTCCACATCGGCGGCACATTCTTTCTCCGTCACGCCCATGATTTTCTCAACAAGCCGCATAAGGACATCGCTGGGGTATTCTTGGCCGTCGATTTCATTAGTTTCCGAGAGCTTTTCTTTTGGTGTGGTCATGATTGGTCCTTTGGAGTTAGCCCGCTGCCGCGGCGATATGAAAGACAAGCGATACGTGTATGGCCCGCCGCGTCATCCGCTTCTTTTCTGGATGCAAAGCCAGCCGTTGAATTTCGTGGGTATATGTTCACCCAACATTTTTTGGGCTGCTTGTCCTTGGCGGCTATGCGATATTCATCAGCAAAAAAACGAATTTTATCGATATTGCTGGCATCTACAGCAACGAATATTCCTTGGCCTTTTGCCTCAACGACCATTCCTATTTTTACGTTCTTTGCCTTCATCACATTTCATCCAGTTGCTTTACGTTGGGTTATGGGCGTTTGAAGTTTATCTGATACCAAGTGTCTCCAGGTTCGGAGCAACCGTACAAGTCCTCGTGCTTCTTAGGGTCATAGCCGCCGTCAACCTCATAGATCAGTCCGTGCTTTATGGCCTTTTCTTGCAACTCAAAACCTTCAAGATCACCTTCCGGCCAAGCCTCCATCACGTCTTTTGCAAATGCTTCAAAGTCTGGTTTCTTGATCATGATTTCCTCAATCGTTTACGTCTCTAGAGTTGTCGAAAAACGGATCGTTCATCTTGCGTTTCGCCTTGGGAAAGCCCCGCGATTGTATCGGCTTGCCTGATCTGACCTTCTTGCCGCTCTTGCGCTTCTTTGGGTCGGCAGGCACAAACAAAATGCCTTGCGCGAAACGGTTCTCTAAGGTGCGCTGAATGCCGCGCAGCGCATAGAATAGCCATTCATCACGGCTTAGCGGTTCGCCTAACTGCCCATCAAATTTTGCATGGCATGAGTGGCAGGCGTCGAGAATTGAAATGTCGCTGGCCTTGTTGCCGGTCCCCTTAAATTCATCGCGAATGTGGGCCGCAACGGTTGTTGACCAATCGCCGTTACATATTCCGGGGATCTGCAAAGTGCAGGGCTGGCCTCTAGCCGCGTCTGTGTATTTCTTGGAGTGGATCATGCGACATTCCACTTCTTGAACCATTCTCTGTGCTTAGGGTTCATTACGAGCTTGCCGCGCCTGCTTGGCTGTATATGCTTACCATCAACCCACGAACCGTTATAATAGTGCGACACATAATCGAGCGGTGTTTCGTTCGGTTTTTTGTTTATCGCCGCTTCAAAATATGGTGCACCATCAAATCCCGCGCTAAACACGTCACCACAGGTTCCGCACTTAAATTCAGGTTTCAAATAACCGACTTGAACGCTGATCCGTCCGCGCTTGCACGATTTGCAAAGGCTGTCTTTGTGGTAACCCATATTGCTCTCCTATGCTGCTTGGCCCATCACAAGGGCTTCTAAGAAGTCCAGAACGGCTTGCTTGCTGGCCTGAAATTCACGCTTCCCCATTGCTTTCAAAGATTGAGATTTGGCGGTGAATACCTGCACGACACACTCATTCACCGTGACAATTGCAAAATCGTCCGAGGGCTTTACAAATGACGCAATTCGCAACGCTTCAGCCTTGCTGGATGCAACCATTGACCGCTCGTCATAATATCCGCACTTGATCAAAGCCCATTTCCGCAAATGCTCGTCGGTTGGGAAGTTATCTTCGATCAATTCCGGCAGGTTTACCCAATATTCACGGACTGCTGCGAAATACTGCTTGTGGCTGTTTGCAGATCGATCTTCTTTGATTTCGAGATTGTAAAGCTCACCGACAACAAACTGATCATCGCACTTTTGTTGAAACCGTGGCATTGGCACCATAGCCAAGCCATCCCATTGATAGATCATTGGTATGCCTCCGGGTTGCCGCGATCTGCCATGTCAATTTTTTCGGCCATCGCCTCAAGTTCTTCACGGCGCGTTTCAATGCGTTCCATAAACTGCCCAATCCAGTTTTCTGGCATGAATGCGAGGCGGCCTTGAAGCTCGGCCTCCAGGTTCTTGAGCTTCTTGAATTGACCTTCATCAATCTCTTTCAAGATCGCATGGAAGTTGATGATCTCTTTTGCGCGATGCGGTGTGAGGCGCTCGAACTTAGGCGGGTTCTCACTTGCCCGTTGCGCATCATCATCTTCACCAGTGATAGACAAGTTGAAGATTGCAGTTGTCAGGTATCGACGTGCATAGGTGACAGACGAGCCAAAAGCCTGTGTTGCGTTCTTGTTTTTCCCGCCCTGTGCGCCAGCACCATCGGATGGCACATCCATAAATTCTGTTTCAGAATGGCCGGAAACATGCCGGATCGTCGCTTGCACTCGATAGTGATTATTCTTTTGAGTCTCGCCTTCCCCGAAAGTGATCGAAAACCCATGCGCATAGATGATAGGCTGAATTTCCCGGTTGATTGCCTCAAGCGTGGCATACTTGGACCCTGTGAAATTGTTCTCTGCATTCTTCACAATGGGCTTCATTGCGTTCTGCGCCTCTGACATGGCGGCATAGAACTCTTTCTTTGCCTGATCTTTTTCCATGTCGCGCTGCAAAGCTATGAGGCGCTCAAACTTATCAATGTCCATATCGGCATTGCTGGCAGCCTGCATAATCCGGTCCAGCATCGCGCTGCCTTGGCTTTGCGTTTGCACTTCGTGGTGTTCGTCTTGTTTTGCTAGTGCGCTCATATCGAAGCCACTCCATCTGTTTTCTGGTTGTATTCGGTTTGAGGGTAGGGAACGGCCCCGGGGATTTGCGCCAGCACGTTCTTTAACTGGTGTTCATTGACCAGCCGCGCCCGGCGCTTGTCTGTTGTTGGGCTTGCCCCCGCCATCATGTGTAGATAGCCGTTGCCGATTTTGACGTACCAGTGAGGGCGGGTTTCAACGCGGGTGATGTTCATGATCTTCCCTCCGCTTTGGCGATTATCGTCTTGGCATGTGGGATATTGCCGCCTGATACGCCGAAATTATCGCAAGCATCTGTTAGGTCTTTCAGCGCCTCTACTAGCTCTTGCTCAAGAGGGCGGGTGTTCCAGCGGTTTACGTTCGCGCCGCCTCCACAATCTCGACATGCCACAACACGACCATTACCGATTTTGTATGTGTCAAGAATTGAAGACCCACAAAACGGACAGGGCTTTAGCTTCTCACTCATATTCACACTCCTTGCAGACAGGCGATTGCAGTGCCGATGAACCAAGCCGCAATCCAAATGGCGCAAGCTATCGGCGTGTCGTATTTCGAGATGAATTTGATCGTGCGGGTCATGATTGCGCTTCCCAACCAAAAACTAGGGCGCGCATTGTGACCACTTCCCACTGTCCATCATCAGCGCCACATCCACCGCATGGCTTCGTGTTGTGCTTATACTCTGTGTGGTACCCGCATGTATGACGATATCTCTTGTGCCAATGTCCGTTGGTGGTAAGACGACCGGCGGTCACTCCTATCCATCCGGCTATGGCGAACAGAATGATGATAAATACTAAAAGAAATAGATCACCCATTGTCTTTCTCCTTGGCCTTATCGGCGGTTAGATTGGCTATGGATGATTTCCCATCCTTGTTGCGCTTTGCATCAGCAGCGATTGCCCATTGGCTCACATCGTTTGAAGTGGTTTGGCTGTCACCCATCGCTCTCGCTCCGGGCTTGGAGCATGGCATCGGCGTATTGATATGCAGCCTTTGAAACGTTCTTGGGATCAAAGGCATCACCAGCGTGAAAACTTGCCATGTTGGCCAGCGCTTGCCCTGCGAAATCGTTCCGCAAAGACTGCTCGATCATTTCATCCAGCCATTCAGTGCCGCTATTAGGCACCTTTAGCTGAATGGCGGCGTATTCTTGGGCGGTGAGGCCTGATTGGTGCCCATTGTCGCTTGCAGCCGCAAAGGCAGCTTCGTCTTGTTCGGCCATCATTCATCTCCCTGTGTGGGGTGGGCTTTGGAAAGGGCGCTCGCTAATTGCTCTGCTTTTTTTTCCAGATTTTCTGTAACTTCCACAGCCCGTCGTGTACGGTTGAATTTTGAGCATTGGCTTGCACGGCGATCACCAGAAGATGGGCCTTTAGACATGCCGTTAATATTGTGTTCTAATGGGCAATCATTGGATTTCATCCACCAATGACACCTCCCGCAGGTGCGCTGTTTGCTATCCCAAACCGCCCACTCGAATAACCTTGCTTCCCGAACTAATTGGTTGCGAGCGTCCCAATCCATGATGGCGTCAAAAACCTCTATAGCCATTCCAGCCTCCTATAGTGCGTGTGGGGTGAGGGCGGAGACCGTGCAACACTCGCTGATCAACCACGCGGCTGCATCCATCTTGTGCTCGTGCTTTGGCTCAAATGAAGCGAGATATGCTTTCAAAGCGCCGTGAAACAGACCGCTGTCCACGCCCGGATTGAGAATGGCGCCAAAATCGCTTAGTGTGCCGCCCTCATAAAACAAGCCGTTCGCAACATCGTGATATTCACGGCCAACTTTTGGGATTGAGTTATGCGGCGGGTATTGGTTTAGCTTTGCGCCAGCGAAAACACTAAACTCCGTTGGCACTTCAAAATTACCAAGTTTGATTGGGTCTTTTGCCATCTCTCCGCTCCTTAAATAGCGTGTTGTTGGTAGTAGGCGCGGTCTGGTGCCTACAGAAATTCTGGTTGTGGTTGTTCGTCGTGATCAAATTGGTAGCGATAACGCTCAATGCATGTTCCGATGATGTAATCGTCCATCTCGCGGATATCGTCGCAGTGGCGCATGACGGGTTCGATTTGCTCTGAGAACTGCAATGATGAACCGTCATGCCAGCAAGGCGCATTCAATAGCCAGCAATCATCATGAGATGCTTGGCAATCTCCATAAAGCGGCTTAGGCGAGTGAATTTCGATACCACCTAGGAAGCGTTCGCCCCACCTGTCACGCCAATCCTTGTCTTGCTCTATCGCCCAAATGTGGACGCCGCCTAACTCACTCTTGGCAAACCAAATGTGGCGGTTGCCTTCCTTTTGGTATCCGGTTTCGACCTTCGACATTACGCTGCTCCTTTGTATGCTGCTGGCCAGCTACGCGGGAAGGTTGGCTGACCGCCGCGATGCTCAATCCGCGCTTCTTCAATTGCTGTATCGAGATAGTCTTGAGCGTGGGCGCTGATGAACTCACAGGCGCTTTCTGACCAATCATCAGACTGCAAGTCGTGGTATTGATCTTCCACGTATGCATCGGCCATTGCCTCAGCGATTTGCACGGTGATGGTGTCGCCTTGCGTTGCACCTTCATTCACGCCCAAGATCACCCATTCCAAGCCATATTCTGACGCTTGATCAATCACATCGGCCAGCTTGTCGAAGGTGTGCGTTTCCAGCACTTCACCGCCTTCAATCATCACCGCTACAAATGTTTTGTATTGCTCTAGCTTGGTCATTTCCATCTCCGCTGTTGAGATAAATATAGGATAATCCTATAATGCATGTCAACATAAAAAATAGGAAAACCTTATAATTTAGTTGTAACGGAAAATGCGCCCTGCTATAAAGAGGGTGTACAGACTTGATGTGAGAGGAAAATCACTCGCAACCCGGGAGGCTACCATGTAACCGCAATCGAGTTTTCAGCGTTTAGATCAGGACATATATATCGTGAGCGAGGGTTGGTGTTTCGGCACCGGCCCTTTTTGTTACAACGCATTATAAAGAAAAACCCCGCCGAAAGGGGCGGGGCTGATTCTTGATTTATTTGTATCGTGAGCGCTTATAATTAATTAGCTGCGGCTTCTAGACGATATGAGGTATCTTGCTTGTACCCTTTTTTATCGTTTCGCCGAAGGGCGCTTTTTACGGTGTCCCTGAAACCTTCATCCGCAAAGCGTTTCTTGACCAATTCGTCATAACGCTTTTTCGGGTTCTCCATCATTTTCAGCTGCAACTCACGACTAATTGGTGGTTTTTGCATAGCTGTTCTCCTGTTAGCAAGACTACCAGATCACACATTCGCCGGTTGATCAATTCTTTTCGCAATCCAGATATGTGTGCCTAATTGCTGGTTCCCGCGCCGCGCGTCATATCCCAGATGCGGCAATACGTCAAACACATAGTCGTACTTCATTAACGCTTTGCGGGGCAAATTGGTTTCGCATGTCATCATATTTATGACCGAAGGTTGTAAATTTTCGGCTAAAATCTGCAGCGAAAACCGAACCGCGTCCAAAACTTCTGTTCTTTGTTCCGGTTCTGTTAGTAGACCCTTTGTTTCTAGGCCGCTCATCATGTGACTTACATAGGTACCATCTGGCTTCGTTTCAATAATCATGAATACGAACTCAAGGGTCGATTGGTTTTCGCCGATTGCGATACTCAATGAGCAATTCAAAGAATATTCTACATTTCTGGCGATATCGTGACCAATTTTTAGGATGATCACATTGTCTTCATTCGAAGATGCGCTTTCGGCAAAGTCACCTTTCTCCAGGGTAAATTCAAAAGCCATATATCTCTCAACAATCAATAACAGAGCGCCGGACGCGGCCTATGACCTTCGCAGCGCCTTTTATGCATGGTGGCCCAACCTCATGATAAGATGCGGGCTGAAATGGCGGGGATTCGCTTGGCCTATACCGCTTATAGGTGGCGTGACCTTCTTCATCTGAAATGACGTAAAGCGCGTTCGGCACCAAATTACGATCATCCAGATCAACAAAGATAATGCTGTCCGGTGGGCTTATCTTATTCATGCTGTCGCCAGTCACCCTTAAGGCGATCCAGTTGCCTTTATGTAAGCCAGCAGTTTCTATCGGTGGGTATTCATCAAAATTAACAACGGGGCTTTGCTCGGACATTTGCCCGGCGCTGACCCATGAAACGAGCGGCACAAACTGACTGGAGTTTGAGTCGCTGTTTGGATGATATTCGGCATTAAACAATTGCTCTAAAATAGGAATTTCATCCGCTTTTAATTTGCGGTCGCCAAGCACAAGTGCGCGTGCCTGTGGCTGGCTAATGCCAAGCGCCACTCCTAGCTTGGATTGGGTTAGGCCACGCTCACGCTTCGCACGAGCAAAATTTTCGGCCACCCACTTCTGTTGATAAGTATCGGGTTCTTTAAACATGCCCACTTATCTCACTTTGTCAAAAATTTGGGCACTTATAAAAATCCTATATTTTCTGATTGACATAATATAGGAAAAACCTATAAATATAGGATATGAGCAAGCCAAAGATTATACGAAAGCACCTATTTGCCATGACGCAGCAAGAGTTTGCAGACGCTTTGCAGCGCACGCAGCCTTCTGTTTGCGAATGGGAGCAACGGGGTGAGTTCCCTCGGGGAGTTCTCCCCAGCCTTCGGGAGCTTGGAAAAGAGAAATTCGGCCGGAAGTGGCAGGACGCATGGTTGTTCGAGCCGCCCAAGGGCGCAGCATAGGAGGGGGTGACGTGTACTACTTCAAAGAACATCGCTTCAATCTTTGGCTTTTGATGAAGTCAAACGGCATCCCAATGTATCTGAACGGTAAACGCATCAGCGACGAGAAAATAGTGATGTGGTTTCCGCTCAATTGGCTGGTGCTGCTGGTGATGGTCATGATCCTGCCATTTTGCATGATTTGGGACGATGTGATTGACCCTTTGATCAAGCGAGGTTTGGGCAAATGACCTTCCTCCTTACCCATAAAGGCCCGATAGCATTTTTGCTTTTATGCATTGCACTTCGCATTGCCTTTAACGATGCAAGCGCGGGGTGGGTCTAATGGATGATTGGCAACCAATTGAAATCGCGCCGAAAGACGAGTCACAAATTCTCTGCTTCGGTTCCATCGCTGCGGGCGGGCGGACACATTCATACATCGCCATCTGCCACTATGAACATGGTGCCAGTACATTTGTTGTGTCTCATGACTTCGAATATTGGGAGTCTGTCGGATATACGCCTACCCACTGGATGCCTTTGCCAGAAGCGCCAAAGGTGGCCAAATGATCCCCAAGCAAACCATATCGCATAGAGAAGGGGCATTGTCTCTTAGGGGGCATGCGATACGGCTTGCTTGGAAAGAGCAAGACGCGAAACCTCGCGTTCCTGTTAAACTCGCGCGGCGGGCTGCACATAACGGATATTCACAGCCTAGCCGTGCGCTTTTTCTTCCACTGAGCAAAATCAATAACGTTGGCCGTGGTTTCCCCTCCACATACGCGGCTGCAAACTGGGCGGTGGCCGTAGGCTTCCTCCTCCCGGCCTACCTCCAAGGTCGCCGCCCTTTTTTCTTGTTCCTCTCGGATCGTTGTGAACAGGCGTTGCAGCGCCACATCCATCGGTTTGAAATTATTCGTCACTGTGCGTTCTCCAATGCACTTTCGTGTTCCCACGTCCTGCAATCAATAAACACGATGCAGGAGCCAAAAAGTTGTCTCAGAGAGCCAAATTTAAGAGGGGGCCGAAAGTGACATACATTTCAGCCGCCGACAGTAAGCCAGACATCATCAAGTACGTGAAGCGCACTTGGCCAGCGGACAACCTCAAGTCTGTTCGCCCAAAGCTGCGCCGCCGACTGAATACTATCGTGAGCAAGTTCCAGCGAAATGAATCTGAGTGTCTTCATTTCTCGGATCGCCGCGTCAGATCAATTTTAAAAGGTGAACCCTCAGCCAAGTTTGATGGCTACGAGGTTGCCGCAATTCGGGAACTTTTGGAAGGGGCTACCGATGAAGAAAAAGAGATTTTTGGCCAGATCGAAAAGCTATCTGCTGAGATTGAGCGCCAAGGTCAAATTATTGAGAGCCTCAAAAAACAAATGGCTGGCCAAGGTTCTTAACAGCTGGGCAACGGCGCTGATGCTTCGCGCCATTGAATTACGCAAGCAAGCGGAAAGGATTATGAACGATGAAAATACCAAATAGTGTTTTGATAATCGCATCAATCCTATCGGCCGCGGTGTTGGTCCTAGTCGCCCTTTCTGACTTTGGGGTGCTGTCATGATCCACTTGACCTGCAAACACATGCCGCCAAGCGTCAATGATTGCTTTGCTAATAACCGCAAGACAGGTGGCCGGCACCGGACAAAACGCTATGCCACATGGGCCAATGCTGCTGGTTATGATCTCAAAGCCCAAAAGCGCAATGCCTTCATTGCTGGCGCGTTCACAATCGCCATTGTTTTGGACCGTAAGAGCATGCGTTCAAACAGCGACATTGATAACCGCGTAAAGCCGATTTTGGATTTGCTGCAAACGCTGGACTTCATCAAAGACGACAAATTTTGCGAACGCTTAACCGTTGAAAAAGGAACGGTTGAGGGTGGCGGCTTTGAGATTTTCCTAGACGAAATCACCGTGAAGGAGGCCGCATAATGAACGCCATAGGACCGATTGAGCGCGACTATAGAGCAAAGCGGGTTGAAGTGCGTGAGCGCCTTTATCCAACTCCAAAAGCAGTTGCCCGCATCAAACCAATGAAGGCCATGCTTCGAGTTACTGACCCAGAAATCAAAGAGTTGGTTTCTCAGTACAAGGCGATTGACATTGTGCCTTGGGAAAATGCAACCCGCGCCGAACGCATCAAAGCGATCAAGAAGCAGGTTTCTAGCAAGCATCATGTTTCCATTGCACTTCTTGAGGGTACGTGCCGCAACCGCAAATATGTTCAAGCTCGTGATGAGTGCGCCTACCGGATCCACAATGAGGTCGAAAATCTATCATTGGCGCAGATCGGCAGGGCAATGGGTGGGCGTGATCACTCGACCATTTGGCACAGCATTGATCGGCATATGAACCGCATCAAGCGAGGTGATGTTCAATGAGCAATCATCTTGAATTAGTGGTCGACAATAGCGGCAATGAGGCTTTGGCCGAACAAGCTTACGCTGAATATACCGCATTGCGCGAAAAGGCAGAACAGACCGGTTCAAAGAAAGATCACTTTGAGGCTGGCAGGGCGCTAGGGCGTTTCTACAAACTGTTTTTGCGGGGTGCATAATGCTGCCCGAACCAAGGCACACAAACACAGATCTGGAAATCAATATTTTGGGTACGTTTTTGGAATTTCCAAAGCTGTTGCCCGTGTTTTCTTCAAGGATCAAATCCGATTGGTTTAGCGACGATCTGTGCGCCCGCATCTTTGATATTATGGTCGCGACAACACAAGAGGGGCGTGAGCTTACATTCTTCGGGCTTCTCAACCAGTTGCCGGAAGATTTAGGCGGTATCAGCCGCAATGAGTTTATGGCTAGCTTGGCGGCGCAATCTATGCCTTCCACAACGCTATCTGATCTTATCCATACTTTGCGCGACCTTTGGGCCAGACGCAAAATGAGAGATGACGCGCTTCAGGTGATCGAAATTGCAGATGACCCAAACGTTGATCCTTTCGGCGTTGCAACAACAGCGGTTGCTGAATTTGGTTCGATCGCAGCGTCACAAGGCACACAAGAAAGCGGCACATTAGAGCAGGGCTTTGATGCGCTTCTATATTCGATCGACCATCAAGACGAAATGCGTGGTGCTACTACAGGCATTCGCGCCCTAGACGAAAAGCTAAACGGCTATAAACGCGGTAGCTTCTATGTGATCGCTGGTCGCCCCGGCATGGGCAAGAGTGCCTTTGTGCTTTCATCATTGCGTAGAACCGCTTTAGCAGGGCATGGCGTGGCGTTCTTTTCTTTGGAGATGTCAAGGCAAGAGATTGCAGCCCGCATCGCCTCAGACGCGCTTTATGACCGTTTTAGCAATCCGATCGCACCAAACTACAGCCGGATTTTAAACGGCAAACTAAGCAACGGGCAAGCCAATGAGATATTGGCGGCGCGTGATAGCGTGATGGGTATGCCGTTCTTTTGGGATTCTAGCCCAAGCCTATCAATGGCAGAAATTGGCGGTCATGCGCGGGAAATTAAGGCGCAGTTTGAAGCTGCTGGCCGTGATTTGGAAGTGCTTTGCATTGACCATTTGGGGCTTGTAAAGCCAACAGGCCATTACCGCGGCAATAAGGTGGCAGAAGCAAGCGAAATTTCTGGTGCGGCTAGGGCATTAGCCAAAGAGCTAGATTGTTGCGTGGTGATGCTCTCACAGCTTTCCAGACAGGTTGAAAGCCGTGACGATAAACGGCCCACAATGAGCGATCTACGCTGGTCAGGTGAGATTGAGCAAGATGCTCACGTGGTCGCGTTCCTATACCGCGAATATTACTACCTTCAGCAAAAGCAAGACGTAGCGCCAGAAGACCTAAATGACGCGCTCAATTCACTTGAATTTCTAATTCGCAAAAACCGGAACGGTGAGAACGGTGACGTTCAACTGTTCTGTTCAATTCAACACAACGCCGTGAGGGATGCATCATGAATTTACTTGAGACGATCAGCGCAATGAGAGCGGCGGGCGTGAGCGCTGAAACAATTCTGGAAGTTGTCGAGCGCGTGGAGAATGAACGCCTTGCAAAACAACGCGCCAGAAAAGCTAAGTGCTTGAATAATAAGAAAAGTGGTAACGTTCCAGACGTTACGGAACGTGCAGAACGTGAAAAACATTCTGCTGACGAATGCGAAAATGCTAAGCCATTGAAAAATATGGATAGTGGTAACGTTCCGAACGTTCCAGTTGTGACGGTTGAGCAAAAAGAAAAAGAAAACTCCCCCCACACCCCCCAAAAGAAAAATAAAAATATATTATATAACCCCCCTAAATCCCCCCGAAAGTCGATAGCCGATCGATATGGGGATGAAGGAGATCCAATTTTCTCAAACTTCCTCAATACCGTCTGGTCACACCGTTGGCGCGATGGGGATAATCGGAAAAATGCATTCAAGGCTTTTGCCAAACTGAAAGACGCGGACAAGCAAGCCTGCCGTGATGCATTGCCGAAAGCCAAGGCCAAGGCGGTGCAAACCGACAACCAGTTCCGGCCCATGATGGCAAGCTGGATTAACCGCAACGGCTGGGAGGAAATCTCCTCACAAGCAACAACCCAAGCCACCGAAACCGATTGGCAAGGTCGGATTGAGTATTTCAACAAAACCGGAGTTTGGGCGCAATCATGGGGCCCTAAGCCCGGCGAACACGGCTGCAAAGCCCCCTCCCACCTCACAGCACCAAAAGGGGAGGCAGCATAGATGACCGACCAAAGCAAATACCAAATAGCCATAGAGGCGATACGGACGAAAGCCAAGTTGATGGCAGAAGCCGCGATGCCAGTGTGCGTTCACTGCAATGGAAAATCCGAAGGTTGCATGATGTGCGATGAGTTTGGCCGCATTCCACTCACTGTTTTTGACCTAGAAGATGTTTTATTCGCGGCCTTAGAGGAAATGGATAAGCGGGGTGAAGCGTGATGGCTTTCATTATCGGTTGCATTAGCGTTTAGGCGTGTTGGTTTCTAATGATTGCTGGAATAGCAACTGAAAGCTTTTTGTTTGTTGGCGCTGGTGTCGGATGCGCCCTCTTAGCCACGTATATTTTTACACCAAAGGATCGATCATGACCCCACGAGACCGCGCAGAAAAGATAGTAGAGCGCTTTCTAAGCACACCCGAGGGCTTTGCACCAGACGACAAGCAAGCGCTTATTGCGGCCATAGAGCAGGGCATGAATGAGGTGCTGGAAGATGCGGCACATGTTTGTGAGAGAAAGGCGAGATTTTTATCTCAGGATGCAGCAAACACCAAAAGTCCAGTGAACAGGCGTGAAAAATCGATGGTGTCTGATTGGATACAAGAAACAGGCTACCAAATCCGCGCCCTGAAATCCCCTGACACTCCCCGAAATACGATTACAGACAACCAAAAGGACTGAAAAACGATGACAGAACGATTAGATGCGCTGATGGTGCGAGGCTATACCGACCGCGAGGGCAATCAAAAAAACAATTATACCAAGATCGGCGTTGCATTTCCAATGCCAAACGGCGGCTATCGGCTTAAGCTGGAAGCCATACCAGTACCAACGATTTATGATGGCAAAGTTGAGTGTTCAATGATCCTGGTGCCGCCACGCCAACAGGATGGCCAGCAAAGCAACCAACGCGCAGACGGTCGGCCCGGTGATAGCCGCTTTGACCCGAAAGTGCCGGACTTTGGCGATCAGTCTGATGACGACGATTTGCCATTCTAACCCCACCCACACAGAAAGGATAGAGGATGAATAACGGCATGGATTGGTTAGCAACCATTGGCTATCTCGAAGAGATGCACACATGGGAGAGAGTTGATAAAGCCTCATTGGCCGATGCGATAAAGTTTTGCAAAATACTGCAAGAGTTTGGCGTTGAGAGCGCACCATTCACGCGCCCTGAATATGATGATGGAACCATCCTATTTTATTGGACCGACAAGTTACGCAGTGTTCAATTGGGCTTGGACGGTGGCGGTAAATACAGCTTTTACGGTGAACTGGGGCAAGTCAAAAGAGAAGGCGATGGATTGAGCATTGACGATCCAATACCTGAATCCTTGCAGATCGTCTTGCCAGTCATGCGGCCAAGCCAAATGCACTATAAAAAAGATTGGACAAGTGGCATAGGCAGTGACACCACCACCCAAATCACCTAACATGCCAATTGGCACATTAAAGGACAGAACATGCCAAAAGAAATGAAACCACTTGAAACGTTCGATGGGCGACTGGCCTTGTATATTGCGCATTATCAGGCTGATGGAAACGTTTACCCTCATTTTTTTGAAGAGATCACAATCGCCTCAATCAAAGACCTGCGGCTAAAGGAAGTCGCGCCCCGCCAAGAGGCCCCGTCTGTGTCATTTTCAGATGTAAGCGCAGATTGCGCAGAGGAGATGGGCGTAACCTTCAAAACATTGGAGCGAAAGCCCATCACGAGAGGCGGCCGTTTAGAAAGACAAGAAAGAGCAAGAGACTGGTTTCACGACTATATAGACGGCGTTAGCCGATAAAATCCCGGCACATAAAAGGGGTATATGTGCCATAACTTTCAACCCATAGGGAGGGTCGGAAGTATGATAAATGAAAAGACACAACGTCGAGATTACACGTGCGAAGCGAGTAGCTAACGGGCTGCGGCCTCGTTCCATTGGTGCAAAGAAGCGGTTTATATCGCGCCACCTGAATGATGACGAGATCAAGAGCCTTCATTGGTTTGCGGTGTGTACGCCAGCACAAAAAGAGTTTGCAGCTTGGCTCATACTGAATCAGCGCGGCTATAACGTCTATCTGCCCACACTGCGCAAGTTCCGGCGCGTCAATCGGTACACCAAAGAGAAGCGCAAAATCTCTTATCCAGTGGTTCCACGCTATCTGTATTTGGGCTTTGATACGCCCACGCCAGATTGGTTCGCTCTATACCGCTTTGTATTGGTTCAAAGCATTGTTGGTATCAATGGGGTGCCAGCACAGATCGACCCGCGATGGATTGTTGAAAATATGCAGACCTATCACGATTATCAGCCGGACGGATCAGAACGTTATATGCGGACAGGGCGCGAGTTTAAGGTAGGCGACAAGGTGGAAGTGCTGGACGGGCCATTTGATGGTCATAAGATCGTTGTTGAAGAAATTTCCGGTAAATTGGCAAAATCACGCATAAAATTCCTGAATATCGATCTAGATGTTGAATTTCCTATTGAAAATTTGGCTAAAATAGCGTAAGTATTTGTTAAGTGATTTGCGCCGATCCGTAGTCAGCCAATCGAGCCGAGACACGGGCGTAACTCCAAAGGTCTAAATGGCTGATGGGGTTATTGTGTGCAAAGTGACCCCTAAAAGGGTCAAAAGTGATTTGGGGTGAGTTTCCTAGTCTGCGCCTATATGGTCAGATTGAGCCTTAAGTGATTTTGGCTTCTCGCCCCAAATGTTTATTCGAAGGTACTGACCATAAATTGCCCGGTCAGCTAAGAGAATGGATGTTCGACTGCCTTCACATAGTTACTGGCGTACTGTCTAAATGCGGCAAATAAATTAAGCCTTGTTGGTGGCTGTGACGGTCGAGGCCGTTATGCCAGCAAGGAAGTAGAAACAGGACTGTTTAGCGCAATTCAGGACTGGTTTCTGCCGCCAGTAAATACATAGCCCTCGCTTCGGCGGGGGTTTTTTATTGCGAACACCCGCAAGGACGGTGCGGTGGGGTGGTAAACATTCTAAATGGCCGTCCACCAATTCCCCGCCTCAATAAAGGAGGCCAGCATGACAGACAGCCTCCAAGCAGAACAAGACGCATATGAGCGAGACGCAATCATATTTTGCGAACGCGCTGTCATAAGCGATTTCATATCTGACCGGATTGCAATTGTAGGCCGCACCAAGGCACTTGAGTTAATTAAGGACGAGCTTGAGCGGTTTGAATTGGGGATGGAGTAATTGGCTTGGCCTTACACCTACCAATGGCAGAAGGAAAGCAAGGCCTTTCTATCTGACAATCCTCTATGCGTTATGTGTTTGGCAGAAGGCCGAACCACAGCAGCCCAAGTCGTTGACCACATCAAAGAACACAAGGGCGATATGGAATTATTCTGGGATCGCGATAACTGGCAACCTCTATGCTTTACGCACCACAACAGCACCAAGCAGCAGATAGAGCGCAACGGTTATCACAATGAGATCGGGGCAGATGGCTGGCCGATAGACCCAATGCATCCAGCGAATAGGTGAGATGATGAATTGGATTGACATCACGATGGTTGGCAGTCTTTACGAAGAACAGGTTCGCAAGGATGAACATATCTTTCGCCATCGATTGATTAATGATGGACATAGCGGTCAATGGCATGATGGCAGAGCGCCTTACAATCCACAGCATCACTATCATCAGCACTTGCCAGAAATCACCACACAGAGCAACAAACACTCATAGGCTGTCACCCCAGCCCAGCACTCCACCACGCGCCCACAGGGTAGGGGAGGGTCAAAAGATTAGGGGTTTTGGAGCTAGACCGGCGGTGTATCAAGAAAAAAGACGCCGCAGGTTTTGAGTTCTTTTTTTAACAAGCAGAAAGTTATCAAATGGGACTTCGTGGACCTAAACCGGAGTTGCCCGAAGTTCAACGGCTTAAGGGCGATCCGGGCAAGCGCAAGGCGCGGCCAAGTGGGCCTAAGCCAAAAGGTGAGCCGTTCGTACCTGATCACATTCAGGATGACGCAAAGGCTTGCATTGAATTAATCCGGCAATCGATGCCGCCAGCAGTTTATTCAAAATTGGACAGTTTTGCCCTCACGGCTTTTTCCGTTGCTTGGGCGTGGCACAAGGCCGCGACTGAGGAAATGCAGAAAGACGAGTTCAAGGCCGTGACTTTGGGATCGACTGGACAGGAGACGGTTAGCCCTTGGTTCAAGATTCTAAACGAACAGAGCCGACTGATGCAAAGTTGGGGCGACAGGTTGGGGCTGGACCCAAAAGCGCGGATGGCGCTGAACGTTCTGGACGAGGAAAAGCCGCAAAGCAAGTTCGGAGATTTGACCGGGCTCAACGGGTAATCCGTTTCATAGAATTGCTCACGGTGCCAAGCGGCACTGGCGCGGGCAAGCCGTTTAAACTTGATAGGTTTCAAAAGCGGTTCATTCTCGCAACCTATGCGGAACACGGGGTTACAAATAATCGATTGGTGCGCCGGGCGATTTTGTCCATTGCGCGTAAGAACGGGAAAACGGCGCTGATCGCGGCGCTGGTGCTGGTGCATCTGGTCGGGCCTGAATCCATTCAGAACGGAGAGATTTACAGCGCGGCCAATGATCGCGAACAGGCGGCGCAGGTGTTCAAGGTTGCAGCCCAAATCGTGCGGGCTGATCCTGAATTAAACGCGATGCTTCGCATTGTGGACAGCACAAAGACAATCGCTTGTCTGGGCAATGGGAGTTTTTACAAAGCACTGAGCGCGGAGGCCGGAACAAAGCACGGCTTAAACCCTAGCGTTTTCATCTATGACGAGTTGGCGCAATCGAAAAATCGTGAGCTGTATGACGTTCTCGATACGGCGCAGGGCGCACGGCATGAACCGCTTGGTATTGTGATTTCCACACAGTCAAACGATCCGGCTCACCCGTTGAGTGAATTGATTGATGATGGCTTGGCCGCAAATGACAACACGATTGTTTGTCACCTCTATGCGGTGCCGGATGAGTGTGAAGATATTTTCGACCCGAAAGAGTGGCGCAAGGCTAACCCGGCGCTTGGCACGTTTCGGCGCTTGGATGATTTCCAGGCGATGGCTGATCGGGCCAAGCGGCTAAAGTCTTTTGAGAACACGTTCCGCAATCTTTATCTTAATCAGCGGGTTTCGGTCATGACGACACTGTTTTCAAAGTCTGATTGGGAAGGCTGCATTGGTGAAGTTGAGTTCGAGGAAAACGAGGAAGTAATTCTGGCGCTCGACTTTGCTGGCACAACTGACCTTGCATGTTTGGGCATGATGAGCGTGGACGGGGCGCGGTTTAAGCCGTGGTTCTGGAAGCCGCTCGATATGATCGACGAGCATGGCAAAGCTGACCGGGTGCCATATCGCACTTGGATGGATCAAGGCCACCTGAACGCCTCACATGGCCGGATTATTGATTCAGAAGATATTGCAATCAAGATCGGTGAACTTGCGGCAACCTACAACGTTTTGGGCTTGGTCTATGACCGTTGGCGCATTGAGTATTTGAAAAAAGAGCTTGAGCGCCAAGATTTGGATGCGCGTGAAGCTGATGATGCTGACATTCAATTGATGCCTTGGGGGCAGGGCTTCAAAGATATGTCACCAGCGATTGAGGCGCTTGAAAATCTGGTGTTGGCCAATGAGCTGCGCCACCCAAGCAACCCAATTCTAAACTGGAACGTTGCCAACGCGGTTGTCTCGACTGACCCGGCGGGCAACAGAAAATTCGATAAAGACAAATCACGGATGCGGATTGACGGGGCGCAAGTCCTGGCAATGGCGGCGGGCAAGCGTGCGCAACTGCTCGATGAAAATGGACCAAGCATCTATGAGGCGCGTGGCGCTTTGGTGATCTGAGAGGCATTTAATGAAGCTAATTGATACCATCAAGGCGGCGTTCCAAGGTGCGGACGGCGGGCAACAGATCACGACCTCCGACGATTTGGAAGCGGCTATCCGTGCCGCCAATGTTGGCAGCGCGGCGGGTATGCCCGTAAATGCAAATACCGCAATGCGGGTTTCAACAGTTTTTGCTTGCGTTCGATTGATTTCCGGTGCCGTGGCAAACCTACCGCTCCATATCAAAGAGCGGGTGGATTCAGAAACCCGGATCGATCGGACTGATCACCAACTATGGACGGTGTTGCGCCGTAGGCCGAACGCTTGGCAGACACCCTCACAGTTTCGCCGCATGATGCAAGCGCATTTGCTGCTTCGTGGCAATGCCTTTGCGATGATCGCGCGGTCTGGCAGCAAGGTTTTGGGGCTTATCCCGCTCGATCCTGACCGCATGAAGGTCACGCAACTCGATAATTTGCGCTTGTCGTATGAATATACCCGGCGCGATGGTGGCGTTACACGCCTCACACAAGACGAAGTAATGCACCTTGTGGGCCTCACACTGGACGGTGTGAACGGTGTTTCAGTGATCACCTATGCACGTGAAAGCCTAGGCTTGAGCATGGCGCAGGAACAGCACGGCTCTAACACCTTTAAAAATGCGGCGCGGCCTAGCATGGTCCTGTTGCACCCCAAAAAACTCGGCAAAGAGGGGCAAGAGAACCTTCGCGCCAGCTTGGACGCTTACAGACAAGGCGGGGATCAAGAGGGCAAAGCCCTGATTCTGGAAGAGGGTATGGAATCCAAGCCGCTTTCGATGACTGCTGAAGATGCGCAATGGATTGAGGGCCGCAAGTTCTCACGGACTGACATTGCCATGTTCTTTGGCGTGCCGCCTCACATGATCGGTGACACCGAGAAAAGCACCAGCTGGGGATCTGGCATTGAGCAGCAATCTATCGGGTTTGTGACCTACACGCTCGAAGATCACCTCACGACTTGGGAAGAAACGATCAATCGCGATCTGATCCCAGAGGAAAACGTTTATTCGCGGTTCAACCGCAAGGCACTTGTGCGCGGCGACATTAAGACCCGCCAAGGCTTTTATGTGTCCATGCTGCAATGGGGCGTCCTAAGCCCGAACGAAGTCCGCAAGCTGGAAGATGAAAACCCGCGTGATGGCGGTGATGTTTATTACGATCCACCAAACACAGCAGGTGGGCAAGGAGAAAGCAATGACGATCAAGAGCCTACCCGAGATTAAGGCTTCGCGTCTGCCTGACACTTTTGCGTTTGAGGCTGATAGTGAAGCGGTGGAACGTTGGCACGCCGGAATTAAAGCCAAGCAATCGCCTGACAACACAATTAACATTCTTGATGTGATCGGCGAAGATATGTTTGGCGATGGTATTACATCGCGCCGGGTATCGGCTGCGCTGCGCCGGATCGGTGATCAAGAGGTTTATGTCGATATTAACTCACCGGGCGGCGACTTCTTTGAAGGCGTGGCGATCTACAATTTGCTGCGCCAGCACAGTCAAAAAGTGCATGTGCGGGTTTTGGGGCTCGCAGCTTCTGCTGCATCTGTCATTGCCATGGCTGGTGATGAAATTGAAATCGGCAAAGCTGGTTTCCTTATGGTCCACAATGCATGGGTGGTTGCAATGGGCAACCGCCACGACATGCAAGAGGCTGCAAAGGTACTTGAGCCGTTCGATGATGCAATGGCCGGGCTTTATGCCAAGCAAGCGGGTGTTGAAAAATCACAAGCTGCTGAATGGATGGATAATGAAACTTGGTTCAATGGTGAGCAAGCTGTTGAATTGGGTTTGGCCAGCGGGTTTTTACCTGCTGATACGATCACAGATGACGGGCCGCAAAGCAATGCTGGTCCACGAAATGCCACTCGTGAAGTGGATAGGCTCTTGGCTAAGGCCGGGGTCACACGCTCACAGCGCCGTTCGCTGATGGGTGAAATGAAAGGCGGCACGCAAGACGCTGCTGCCACCGTCACGCAAGACGCTGACGACGACATCGTTGCTGACATTCAGCAATTCATTGAAAAAATGCGGTCATAAGGAGATAACAATGACCAAACATATCAACCCGCGCAAAGCTCGCGGGATTGTCGCCGTGCGTGCAGATGCTGGCGATGCGAAAACTGTTTTGGCTAACCTTCAAAAGACATTTGAAGAATTTAAGGCTGAACACGATGCTCAATTGGCAGACCTGAAAAAAGGTCAAGAAGATGTGGTGCAATCTGAAAAGGTTGACCGGATCAATGCCGAAATCACAGCCCAACAAAAGACGCTGGACCAAATCAATGAGACCTTGGCCGCGCTTCGCGTTGGTGGTGCTGGTTCTGATGAAAACCCTGCTGCAAAAGAACATGCCCAGGCGTTTGAGAAATGGTTCCGCAAAGGCGACCGTAATGGCGTTGAGTCTGATTTGGCAGAGTTGCAGGTTAAAGCTGCGCTTTCAACAGACAGTGACCCTGATGGCGGCTTTGTTGTGCCGGAAGAAACTTCCAACACAATCGACCGCGTTGTCGGCACAGTTTCCGCAATGCGTGGTTTGGCCACGGTTCTGCCCGTTGGCACTGACACCTACAAGAAACTTGTAAGCCAAGGCGGCGCAAGTTCTGGTTGGGTTGGTGAGCGTGAGTCTCGCTCTGAGACCGATACGCCAACACTTCGCGAATTGGTGTTCAACACTCAAGAGCTTTATGCAAACCCTGCCACAACTCAAAAGGCATTGGACGATGCCCGCATGAACATCGAGCAGTGGTTGGCCAATGAGGTTTCTACTGAGTTCGCCGAACAAGAAGGCGCGGCCTTTATTTCTGGCGATGGCGTGAACAAGCCGCGTGGTATTTTGTCTTATGACAAGGTTGCAAATTCCTCTTATGCATGGGGCAAAACTGGTTTTGTTAAAACTGGTGTGGCGGGTGATCTGACTGATGCGTCTAACAACGGCTCTGATGCGATGATCGACCTTTATTACTCACTCAAGCAACAGTACCGCAATGGTGCAACTTGGTTGATGAGCGATGCCACAATGGCGTCAGTTCGCAAGTTCAAAGATGGCGATGACAACTATTTGTGGTCACCAGCAACAGCGGTTGGCGAAGTGCCTTCGTTCTTGGGCAAGCCAGTCAACACAGATGACAATATGGATGCGGTTTCTGCAAATGCTTTCCCGATTGCGTTCGCAAACTTCAATCGCGCCTATTTGATCATTGATCGCTTCGGCACCCGCGTTCTGCGCGACCCATTTACCAACAAGCCTTACGTGCATTTCTACACAACCAAGCGCGTTGGTGGCGGCATTCAGAACTTTGAAGCAATCAAGCTGATGAAGGTTGCAGCATAACCCATTTGAGGGCGGTTCTTTTGAGCCGCCTTTTTCAATTCTAAAAGGATGAGATCATGAAAGACCTCCACTCAAAATTGGCGTTTGTGCAATCGCTGGCACCAGCGGTGCAATCCGCCACTGATACAGGCTCCGCAATAGACTTGCAGGGCTTTGAAAGCGCTGTTGTCGAAATCGCCACAGGCGCAATCGCTGGTTCAGGCGATTTCAGCTATAAGCTGCAAGAGTCTGACACAACCACAAGCGGCGACTTTTCCGATGTTGCGGCTGCTGACTTGCAAGGCACCGTGCCCGACACATTGGAAGCCAATAGCGTTTATAATCAGGGCTATATCGGCTCAAAGCGTTATATTCGCCACGTCTTGACCAAAAACAGCGGCACTTCCATTGCTGCTGGCATTACCGTGGTCAAAGGTCACGGCGACGATAACCCACAGGCTTAACATGCTGAAGCCCGTTCTTGACACAGCGCCAGCCGTAAAGCTGGTGAGCGTTGCTGAGGCGAAAGCCAACAGCCGCGTTGATCATTCTGATGAAGATGATTTGATTGGAGACCTGATCGACGCTGCAATCGCTCATATGGACGGGTATGCGGGCGTTTTAGGCCGTTGCATGGTCAATCAGACTTGGCAACAAAAATTCACCACTTGGGGAGGGCGGCGCTGCTTGCGACTGCCCTTTCCAGACGTTTCGAGCGTCACCATCACATATTTTGATGAAAGCAATGTAGAGCAGACCGTTTCAAGTAGTCTCCACGAGATTATTGACGATGAAAAAAGCTCCATTGTTTATTTCAAAGACAGCTTCACCAAGCCTTCGCTTTATAGCGACATGGCCGCGCCGATCACGGTTGAGTTTGTAGCCGGGTATGGGGCGGCGGCCAGCGATGTGCCTTTGGCGCTCAAGCGGGCTTGTTTGTTGCTTGTGTCGCATTGGTACGATCACAGGGCAGCAGTTTCAGAATTGAATTTAAACGAGGTGCCAGCGGCGTTTGATGCGCTGATTGCACCATATCGCCGGATAGGCGTTTAAGGGGGATGAAATGCAAGTTATTCTGCGCGTAAACCGCTATATTGGCAAGAAAACACAGAACCCCGGCGACAAGATTGAAGTGACAAAAGAGGTTGGCGAATTGCTGATCGCACGCAATCAAGCTGATCGAGCGCCAACAAAGCGCATGCCAAAGGCTAAATCTGAATGAGTAAGCTGGCCGGAAAGCGTGATCGGCGCATAAAAATTCAGCGATACACCACTGAACAAAACGGGTTGGGTGAAGAAGTCAAAAACTGGTCCGCGCTGGCGACTGTGTGGGCGAACGTAACGCCTATTTCGGACGGTGAGCGGATCGAGGCGCAACAGGTCAATGCGAGTATTTCAACACGGTTTACTATTTTGCATTCAAGCACTGTTGCTGATGTAAACGCCAAGGACCGCATTGAATATCCAGTTGATAGCGGCACCTATTACGACATTTACGGTGTGAAAGAGTTGGGGCGGCGCGAAGGGTTGGAGATTACCGCCACCGCGCCAGCAGACTAATGGCAGACGAGTTTGTTTCGATTGAAGGGCTGCGCGAACTCGAACAGGCCATGGAAGAATTGACGCGGGCCACGGCAAAGAACCAAGCCCGCAAATCTTTGAAGTCAGGCGGTCAGGTATTCGCCGATGATTGGAAATCCAACGTACCGCGTGATCAAAACCACTATTATGAGAGCATTGAAGTCGGCACAAAGCTGAACAAAAGCCAGCGCCGCAAGCATCGCAAGCAGGATGATGTTGAAATGTTCGTTGGTTCAGACGATCCAGCGGCCATTCAGCAGGAATTTGGCAATATTAATCATCCACCACAGCCTTCGGCGCGTGAGTCATGGGAACGGACGCGCACAAAGGTTTTGCGCAAGATCACAGACGATTTGCAAGAGAACATTGGCAAGGCCGTACAGCGGGCAAGGCGAAAGGCTTTGAAAAATGCAAACTGATTTACGCTCGTTGCTTGCCGCACAAAGCTCGATCACTGATTTGGTCGGTACGCGCATCTATTGGAGTGAAGCGGCGCAAGGCAAGCAGCGCCCATTGATTGTGCTACACCTTATTTCTGAAATCTCGGAATACACCGTTGCTGGCACAGTTGATTTGGAAAGCTCGCTTGTTCAAATCGATTGTTGGGGCAATACGCTGACAGATGCACTCGCCGTTTCTGAGGCCGTCAAGGCCGTTTTAAGCGGGTACAAAGGCACCGTTGGCGATACCACATTTCAAGGCGTTTTCAAAGAAAGCGAACGTCAAGACTTTTCCAAGCCGGGCAATGGTGAGGAAAAATTCCACCGTGTTTCATCTGACTATCAGGTGTGGCACGCCTAGCCTAACCGCGCCATAGGCAAGCGCTTTTTCAAAATTGAAGGACTGAGACAATGGCAGCAAGCAGCGCTATTATCGGCTATAACTCCACCTTTGCTATTGGCGATGGCGGCGATCCTACGGAAACGTTTACGGCGGTTGCAGAAGTGACCAATATCACGCCACCCGGCTATTCACGCGATGCAATCGACGTAACCCACATGAAAAGCGACGATCAGTTCCGTGAATATATTGCGGGCTTGATGGACGCGGGAGAAGTGCAGATTGAATTGAACTATGTGCCTAGTGCATCTGATGTGCTGATTGCAGCTTTGACAGGCGGCAAGGGCAACTTCCAAATCACGTTGCCCAATAGCATCACATTTACATTCGCGGCCATTTGCACAGCGTACACGCCAGCGGTGCCAAACGATGACAAGCTTTCTGCTTCGGCCACCTTCAAAGTTTCTGGCAAACCAACACTGGCATAGGTGATTTATGGCGAACAAGAAACGCGGTGAAGTAGAAATCAAGGCGTTGGGAAAGACCTATGTCTTGCACATGGGTGCCAATGAGATCGTTTCAATGGAAGATGTCCTTGATATGGGGATCAACCAGATCGGCGAGAAGATGAACGATCCATCCCAGTTGCGCCTTGGATTTTTGCGTAAGGTAATGCACGAGGCGTTGGGCGGTGCAAAAGCATTGCCAATTGATGAGGTTGGCGAGATCATGGATGAGATCGGGTTTCAGGCCGTTGGCGAGAAACTTGGCGCGGCGTTTGTTGCTGCTTTCCCTGATGGTGAGGAGAACAGCGACAGCCCCCCAGCGAACGCGGGGTAAAATGGGATTGGGAAGGGCTTCACCGACAGTTTGTAAGCTGCGGTTATGATCCAACCCTTTTCTGGTCACTGACCCCGCGCGAAATATCAAACCTTTTCAAAGCGGTAAATGAAAAGCGCCGCTATGAACACAATGAAAGAGCTTGGGCGGTTTGGCATATTGCCGCATTGACCCGCATGGACCCTAAGAAGTTTCCAAAATTGGAAGCCTTGCTAGATACCGGGCCTAAAAAGCCTCAAACCCCCGAACAGATGGAATCTATCATCAGGGCGCTTAACGCGGCCTTGGGCGGTGATGATTTGACCAAAGAAACTTGACTCTTAGCCAATAGGATTCTGAAATCGAGCTTTTACTTTGGGGGAAGCATGATTTTCGGATTCGGCAAAAAGGAAATTAGACGCGGACCAGATCATTTTGTCGCCGTTGATGTTGAAACAGCCAACTCGGAACGAGGCAGTATTTGTCAGATCGGAATTGCTGAATTTGACAACTGGCAGCTTGTCGATAAGTGGGTAACACTCGTCAACCCGCAATGTGAATTTGATGAAGCAAATATAGGTGTTCACAGTATAACGCCAGATGCTGTGCGGAACGCGCCGAGCTTCGGCCATGTGTACAAACAAATTAAAAGACGCATGGAAAACCGCTTGGTGGTTTCACATACGTTGTTTGATCAAGAAGCTATTTCAGAGGCGATAATCTATGCCGCCAAGGTGGGCTTCGCTTGTGATTGGATAGACTCAAGCCGTGTTGTCCGGCATTTGTGGCCTGAATATCGAAAAAAGGGGTTTGGGCTGGGTAACTTAAAGCAAGAGTTTGGAATGACTTTCCAGCACCATGACGCATTGGAAGATGCTATTGCTGCCGGGGAAATTTTATGCATGGCTGCAAAAAAATCAAATTTGGGGGCACGAGAACTTGGCGAAATGTCGCTGAAAAAAATCTCTATTTCCTATCCGCCACGTGCAGAAAAACTCGAAGGTAAGAAGGATGGACCTTTATCTGGTCATGTCTGTGTGCTGAGTGGCGACTTTCCGAGCGATAAAGCTAACGTGTCAAAGTTGCTGAATGAGCTTGGAGCGGCAGTGCACCCCAATGTCACGAAGAAGACGAGCTTACTGGTGGTCGGTGGTCTCGAAGACACTCCGACTGGCAAGGTCAAGAAGGCTTTGGAATATGCAGAGCGAGGCCAGTCAATTGAAATTGTTGACCTCAAGACTTTAGTTGGCCGACTGAAACGTCACTAGCTTTTTTGTTCTTCGTTAATGTATTTCTCAAGGGCTTTGATCAACATTTAGCTGCAGGGGAACGCCATTATAAAAGCTGAATAATAAAGCAACCTAGCACCCTCATGGCGCACACTAGGGTACTGTTTCAGATATGAAACAAAAATGTCCTTTTGTTGTTCGTATGTTACACCGTCGGGTACGCAGTATCCGAGCAGTTCTTCGCCAAACTTTTGAATCTGTTCCGGACTGGCATCAGGCCCCAACGAACGTATTGCTGGTATGGAGATGCTGAGATGGATTCCTTCATTTAGGCCAATCAGGTATCCCATACACATGGTGATTTCTGTAGTTTTTTCGGATGTGCAGTATTTGTAGATTTCGTTGCCGTTTACATTACTTGATATTGGGGTTTCTTGAGCGAAAACAACTGCTGGAAAGCTAACTAAAATCAGCATCATCCTCAAAAGGGGTTTTGCCAGTCGAAATAAAATAGTCATTGAGTATACGCCTTATGGCTTCGGAACGTGAAGGAAGGTCATCCTGATCCCGCCGAAACTCGTCAATCAACAGTATGAGATCGTTCGGGAGACGAATTGAATAGACTTTGTTGTCATCGTTTGTTGACACTCAGAAAAACCTCTTGTAGTTTTGTAATACAGCCCAAGGAGGTGCAGCAACACCTCTATGGGCCTAACCACAGCAACAAAAGGTACTTGTTACAATGGCTTCTTTACATATAACGCCCGCTACGAAGGCTGGCAACGGTTTAACCTACAACACTACAGAAATTGAGACTTTGACACTAGACGGCGATCTTTGGATGACCGCTGTAGGGTTGTCAGCAGCTTTGGGCTGCAAGGATCGCGCAGCAGTCACAAGGATTTTTGCTCGTTACCGGGATGAATTCCCACCCGAAATGTCTCAGGTGGTCAAATTGACCGCCTCAGGGAATTATCTTAGAAAAGTCAGGATTTTCAGCCTTCGCGGCTCATACTTGATTGCAATGCTGGCGCGGACAAAGAAAGCAAAAGCCTTTCGGCGGTGGATACTCGATCTAATCGAAAAAGAAGAAGCCGAGCGGTCTAACCAAAGCCCGTATATCATAGAAATGGCCCAAAAGAGCATTTCAGAGACGAGTAGCGGAATTGAAATCCTGAATGAAGTTTGGGGGCGAAAGGGTGTAGCAACAAGTGACCATTTGCGTTCACTTGAAAAACTGCTGCACGGTTCACTCGCCGCCAACCAAGAAATCTGCCTTTCAATGAGGGCATAACTTCAACCGTGCACATATCTGCACACTTGAACCCCGTCATTTTGGCGGGGTTTTTCTATGGAGAATGCAATGGCCAGAGCAGTAATTGGCGCTTTGCGCGTGAACCTGGGCATGAACAGCGCCCAATTCCATCGCGGTTTGAAGAATGCGCAGACAGGTTCAGAAAAATTCGCCTTCGCCGCTAAGCGTGCCTTTAAGGTTGTGGCCATTGGCGCGGCAGCGGCGGCGGCTGGTATTGCCGTAGCATCAAAGAGCTTTTTGTCTGCATCAATTGCGCAAGAAAAATCGGTAAAGCAGCTTGAAGCGGTTCTGAAATCCACCAAGCAGGTTGCCGGGCTTACCTCAAAAGAGCTTCAAAAGATGGCTTCTGCCATGCAAAGCGTGACCACATACGGCGATGAAACCGTGATTGAGGCTCAATCGCTACTTTTGACCTTTACCAAAATTGGCAGGGATGCGTTTCCACAAGCACTGGAAGCGACCCTGAACGTTGCTACCGCGATGGGAACTGACCTTAAATCAGCGGCTTTGCAAGTTGGTAAGGCGCTGAACGATCCTGTGTTGGGCATGACAGCACTTTCCCGCTCCGGCATTCAGTTCACTGAGCAGCAAAAGAAGGTTGTCAAAGAGCTGGTTGAGACTGGGCGTGTTGCTGAAGCGCAAAAGATTATTCTGCGTGAGCTTGAAACACAATTCGGCGGTTCTGCGCGCGCGGCACGTGATACAATGGGCGGCGCACTCACTGGGTTGAGCAACGCATTTGGTGATCTATTTGAGGTTTCCGGCCCCGGCATGGAAAACCTGCGCAAGTCGATTGAAAATTTGGCGGCAAAAATTAGTTCACCTGAGTTTCAACAAGCGGTGCAGAATTTTGGCGCTATGCTATTTGACGCAATTGCGAAAGCAACCGAAGCCTTTATCGCTTTCATGGATCAGGTCAATCGCTTTCAAAATTGGGTCAGCTACAACAGCACAATCAAGCCGATTGAGAAAAAACAAACACCGCAAGAGGAATTGGCCGCGAAACTTGGCGCAATTCAGAGCGGGCAGATGTTGCCTGATGTGCCTAATTTTTACGCTTCGTTCAACTGGCCAACAGAGCCTAAATCTGGTGCATCGTCTATTTCAGCACCAATCGAAAAAGCTGCAAGCGGGTTTAAGAAGGCCGCGAACGATTTGGCAGAAGCAGGGCGGCGCGTATTTGAAGCGACACGCACACCGCAAGAGCAATTCAATGCCAAAATGGACGAGCTAAACAAGTTGCTTGAGGCTGGCGCGATTGATTGGGATACATATCAACGTGCTGTCAAAATGGCTCAAGATGAGTTTGACGAAATGGATGGCAAGGTTGACAGCTTGGGCGACAAGTTCGCAGACATGTTCAAGTCTGTTGGCGCATCGCTTCGGGGCGTTATCGACGGGTCCAAAAACTGGCTCGATGTTCTCTCCGATATTATGATGAATCTTGCCCAGATGGCCTTTTCCAACATTAATTTTGGCGGCGGGTTTGGCGGTATTATTGGCAGCTTGTTTAGCGGCCTATTTGGCTTTGCCAAGGGCGGCACGATTATGCCGGGTGGCACAGGCGGGATTGATAGCCAGCTGGTTGCTTTCCGCAAGTCACCAAATGAACGGGTGGACATTACCAAGCCGGGGCAACAGCTAACTTCTGGCGCTGGCAATGTGCAGATCGATCAAACCTTTGTTTTGGATGGTGCGATTGATGGGCAGCGCATCCAGCAGATGATCCAGCAAGGCACAGCACAATCGGTTGAGGCTGTAAAACGTGCCTTGCCTGATTGGCAGGTCCAGCAGCAGACACGCGGGGCAATTGCATGACCATTACCCCAACCATTCATCATTGGCCCATTTCCGTTGTGCCTCAAAACCAAGTGTTCTATGCGCCGGGGCAGGGGATTTCTGGCGCATATACCGTTGGCGGTGCAAATGCTCTTTCACCAGAGCCGGGCGGCGTGGCGTTTTTAGAGATGGATTTCAACTATGCCAACACCACAGGCAATGCGCGGATTATCTCTTGGCTGATGTCACAAATTGCAAACGGATCAGTTTTTCGCATTCCGATTGTTAAATCTGTGCAGGTTTTGCAAGCCTCTGACATTGGCGTGACAGTGCCAGACTCATATGAAACGGTTGGGGTGCCTTGGGAGCAGGACGGTTCTGATCTGCTATGGGATCAAAACATTGGTTGGGCGTATGAATTGAACGTGAAGGCAACAGCCCATTATTTGGCTGGTGTGACCTCAATTACGCTCGATATGGCCAATTATAACCAAAAACTATTGCCGGGCCATGTGATCGGCCACCAAGGCCGTGCCTATGCGGTTATGAGAATTTCCTACGATGATAGTGATGCGGCAACGTTGACAATCAGCCCGCCACTCCGCGCTGAAATGAAGCCCAACGATGATGTGACCCTTTCGCCAACAATGATTGGCAAGGTCAAAGACCCTGCAAGTTTCCGCTCAAAATATGAATATGGGCAATACATCAAGCCGGGGCCGATCACCTTTATTGAGGCGCTTGTATGAGTGCGTTTGAAGATAAGCTCAACGAATATCTTTCAGAAGCAACCGACCCGACCGATTTGCGGATTATGGTGCGCCGCTTTTGGAAATATGATTTTCTTGCGGGTGCCGTGCGCGTTTGGGATGGAATGGGCAAGGCTTACAGTGAAGATGGCCAGGAGTGGCTTGGTACGGTTTCGCCGGAAGGCATGAATTTTCACCAAACGCCAAAGATTGGCGATGGCCGCGACCTATCAAGCCCGCGCTATCAATTCTCTTTGGGTTATATCGACAGCACAACCTACAACGCCTTGAAGGCTTCACAAGATCAGGTGGCCGAACGCACCATCACTTGTTATTTGGGCATATTTGAAGAGGGTGAAGGGCTTCGGCCTCAAACCGCCTTGGATTATTTCGATCAGTTCACCATGCAGTCGGCAATCTTTGAAGAGAAGCTAACAATGGGCGAAAGCGGGGCGCTTCAAAAGCAATATGTGGCTTCTGTTGTGGCGGTAAACGCTAACGCAGGTCGATCACGAGCGCCGGGCGGCACATACACAGACACAAGCCAGAAAAACCGGGCTTCCATTTTGGGCGTTGATGGGGATCGCGGCTGTGAGTTTGTGGCCGGGCTGGCAAACAAGACGTTTATCATTCCATGATTTCAAAAAAAGACGCGGTTAAAAAGCACCTCAAGATTTGGCGATCAGATCCGTTTTCTTGGGGCGATGGCGATTGCCTTACGCGATGCGCAAGTTATGTCGCTGATATTCACGATATTGACCCCGCTATGGGTCTCCGAGGCACCTACAGCAGCCGCGAAGGGGCGCAAGAGCATATTGACCGCGCAGGGGGCGTGGCGGCGCTTGTAGGGCAACAATTAGAGGGCTTGGGCTTTGAAAAGGCTGATCCTGAATTTGGCGACATTGTGGTTGTGCAGTTCGGTGAAATCGAATTGGGCGGCATTTGCTTAGGCGACAAGGTGGCAATGAGTGCCGAAACCCATTTGATCGAGATTCCCACCCGGTTTGTGAAGGTGATTGCGGCATGGCGTATTTAAGAGCGGCATTGATCGCGCTTTTGGTGTTTTCTGCGACACCCGCAAAGGCTGATCCGATCAGCATTGCCGCATTTGTGCAGGGTATTGGCGCGGCTTTTGGCGTTGCAGCAATTCCTTTGACAACGGCAGCGGGCGCGGCTGGTTTGTCGGTTGGCTTGTTTTTGGCGACACCAATCGGCGGGCTGTTGTTGGCTGGTGCCTTGGCTGGCGGTGCAGCCGTTATTCAAGCGCTCAATCGGCCACAACGCACACCGCCAGAAGCATCTCGCGTGAATGTGCGGATTGAGGCAGCTCCGCGTTGGTTGCGGGCTGGCAAGCTGCGTGCAGGTGGCGCGGTCATCTTTGCTGAGTTCGATGATAATGGTGCGTTTTGGTATCTGGTTGCACACGCTGACAGCGAGTTGGTTTCATTTAGCCATTATATGCTGGACGAATTGCAAGTTGAATTGAACGGCTCCGACAAGGTTTTGACCAAAGATTTTTGCCTGACCACGGAAGGCGGCAGCGGGTCAACACTTAGCAACCCAACGCCTAGCGAACTGGTGCCATATTACACGATCAAGCGCACCACATTTTCACCAAGTGACCCAACGCCGCCAGCTATTTCGTCGTTCACTTCAAAGTTTTCAGAGTGGACTTCGGCGCACAAGTTGGCGGGCGTGACCTATTCGGTGGTCAAAGTTGACCCGGTAAAGCAAGAGGATCGGCACAAGATCTTCAGATGGCGCGGCCCGGTGAGTGTTGGTGAGCCCGCTATTTCAATCGTTGGCTACTTCTCACGCATCTATGACCCGCGCGAAGTCTCGCACGACATTGAAGATGAAAGCACGTGGACGCATTCATCTAACGCCGCGCTGATCTGGGCATGGTTCCGCACGCATCCTTATGGCATGAACAAGCCAATGTCCGCGATCAACTGGGATAAAGTCGCGGACGCAGCAGACAAGTGCGATGTGACCATCACAGACAAAAACAGCGGCACACAGCCGCGCTATGAGTGCGGCATCTCCATCCCGGATGATATGGAACGCCATATCGCGGAAAAACAAATCTTAGCCACATGTGATGGCGTTCTGTTGTTCGACAGTGAGGGCAAGGCTTACATTGATGTTGGTGTTTGGCAGGAGCCAAGCCTGACCTTTTCGGCACAGCGCGACATTATCACAATGTCAAGTCGTGAAGCACAGGACGGTGAAAGCGAAACTGATGGTGTTGTGATTGTCTACACTGAGCCAGACTATGGCTATATCAAACAACCCTGCGCACCGTGGATCAATAATGATTACTATGAAGAAGGCCGCACGCCTAACTTCGCAGAATTTCAGATTTTGGGTTGCCACAACCATAACCAAGCGGTTCGGCTGGCAAAAGCTATCGGCAAGCGGTTGCAGCCGCGCCATAAGCTCGGGCCGTTGCTTGGGCCAAAAGCACTGTTGGCACGCCGAGAGCGCATCGTCGCATTGGACTATGACGATACCTTTACAGGCAATTATGAGATCGCTTCGCCCGTTGAATTGGATGAAAGCGGCAAGATCAGTTCAACCGGGCTGGTGCCGATTGATCAATACCGCTGGACATTGTTGCCGGGTGAAGAAGGCGACAAGCCAGCACCATTGGTGGACACAACGCAGACGAATGATTTGGCAGCGCCAAGCAACCTTTCATTGTCTGCGGCTCCGGTGCCGGGTTCAACTGGTTCATCTGTGCGGCTTGAGGCAACATTTGATGCGCCACCGCGCTTGGATCACCGTTATGAGTTTGAATATCGCAAGCAGGGCGAAACTGCTTGGCGGTTGTTTATCGTCAATATGGATGAGCGCTTAGGCTATACCGATACGGTTGAAGATGGCGCGACCTATGAAATTCGCTATCGGACAGTTTCAACGGCTGGTGGCGCGTCCGAATGGGTGGACCCATATCCAACAGTTGTTGCAACGGCTGACACCACTGCGCCTGATCCGGTGACGGGTGTTGTTGCCACACCGGGTAGTGGTGAGGTTCAAATTGATTGGACTGCGCCAAACTCATCTAACTATGTCGGCGCACGCATCTATCGCTATACGTCAAATGACTTCGCAAGCTCAACACTGGTTCGTACCGAATATGGCGCACCAAATAGCGCGGATACTTGGACAGATAGCGGCCTTGCTCCTGGCGATTATTACTATTGGGTCGTTTCAATCAATGGCTCAGGTGTTGAAGGCACAGAAGTCGCCACCGGATCGCAAACAGTAACCTAACAAAACCTAACATTTCAATCGAACGTGACCGTCCTTTTTTAGGGCGGTTTTTTTATGGGGGCTTTTATGGTCGATACCATTGATAGCGCATTGCGTGACAACAACACTTTAGGCGATCCCGGCAGTGGTGACTACAAGGTCAAAAAAGGACCGTTGCGCACTGTTCTAAAGCGGATTGAGGCCAGCGCGGGCATTGGTGCGGTTGCCGTCGCCACAAAAACCGAATTGGACGCGATCACAGACAAAGCGGACAATGCACCGGGGTTTGTGGTTGGCGATAGCACTGCATCAAACAACGGCCAATATACATGGGATGATAGCGGTTCTGCTTGGGTGAAGGTGCGTGATCTGCCTGATACAGCGACCATCCTTGAAAGCGTTGCTGGCACCAATGACGTGACCGCCAATGTTGCGACAGGTGTTAATCCTGCTGCCGTTTCGCTATTTGTTCTTACACCCACCAATACCAACACTGGCGCGATGACTTTGACCATTGAGGGCGAAACGGCGCAAGATTTCAAAACCTATGCGGGCGATGATTTTGCATCAGGTGCAATCGTGGCGGGCCGGGCTTATCTCGTCTTTGACACCGGATCAGAATATCGCGCACTTAATGATGACCGCATCTTGCCATTCCGAGGCGCTTATGCTGCGCCGACAACATACTCGCTCGGTGATCTAGCGGAAAATGGTGGTTCGATTTGGTATTCCCTGCAAGATGACAATACTGGCAACACTCCAAGCGAGGGAGCTTATTGGACTGAGTTTTTGCCGGGGGTTACCGTTGCTGATGGCTCAGTTACCACCGCAAAGCTCGCAGACAACAGCGTAACAAATGCCAAGCTGACAGCGGCTCATTCTCTCGCTCTTTCCCATACGGTTGCAGACCGCACAGCACTAAAGGCGCTTGATACAGCGCGTTATAATGTAGCTTTTGTGCAGGGAGTAAGCGGTGGGCTGTTTGTTTGGGATAGCTCCGATCTATCAACAGAAGTCACAGCAGACACCGAAGAAGGTGTTTATGTTGCACCAACGGCTGATGCGACTGGCGCAAGTGGTGCTTGGGTCCGCGTGATCGAAAATGCCATTAACGTTAAATGGTTTGGTGCGGTTGGTGATGGCGTTACAGATGACACTAACGCCATTCAGGCCGCTTTAGACACTGGCTTAAATATTTACATTCCTGAAACTGAAAACGGTTTTCTGGTCTCAACCCTTGATCTGCTGAACAATCAAGAAATTCGCGGTGCAGGTAAATGGAAAAAGGGTCTTGTGGGTGACGGCACTGGGCCTGTCTTGCAGATCGGTGACGGCACTGGCTCGATCCGATCTAATGTTATTAGCAGATTAAAGATTGAGAATACAGGTGCTGAATGCATCAACGGTGATTTCGCGCCAAACCTGACAATTGAGGGTTGTGAAATCCGGTGTAGTGGCGCTCATGCAATCAACTTAAAGCTATGTTATCGCTTAATTGTGCAGGATAACTACATCCTTACAAGTGGAGCTTACACAGCCCTACGTGCATTAAACAACTGCAATGGCGGGGTGTTCTTTAAAAATACGATCACTGGCGGTTCAGCAGGTCGTGCAATACAAATTGGCCAAAGCCAAGGGGTCCGTGTCGATAATAACATTATTGAAACGTCGCTTGACGGGATATGGATTGCTTCAACAAGTGACACTGGTGATGGCAATTGTAACGGCGTCACGCTCACAAATAACTATATTGAGCAATGTTCAACACCATTTGTCCTGTCCAAGGTCTACACCATCTTTGGCCTAACCATGAAATCCAACTATGTTGGCAACGCTGCAACGACGACCATTGCAACACGCGTGGCTTGTGTGCAGCACGGTCGAATTAAAGGCGGATCAATTACTGATAACGCTTTTTATCTCGATAGTGGCGGTTCAGAAGATTTGCTGCATGTCTATTTGCCTTTAACGAGCGCTAATATTGTAGATATGGAATGGCAGCGTAATTATGTCGAAAACGCAGCAACAAACCTTACGAAACTTGGCACTTACGCGTCAAATGGCGGTGCAAACAACGATGTTGGCGCAAACTCATATTATGACTTTGGCGATGGTGAATTGCCTAACAAACGTGTGTTTATTTCGCCAGCGTTAAAAGCTGATGTGAGCACTGGTGATATTGAGTGGACTGAGATCGGCGAATACAATTGGGGTGGTGAGATTGAAAGCGTCGAAATCATAGATGCGGTTGGCTCACTTACTGGGTGCAATGTGGCCTTGGGCGATAGTGCTAATTTCCAAGTTAATGTGTCGCAGGTCGATATTAGCACTTTGACTTTTACACGCGGCAAAACAGATTTGACTGTTGCTGGCAACTCGATTGACACACGCGCCAGCGGCTATAACCGATATAAAGTGATTGCTGGCACTGGCACTGGCAGCTTCAGAATTAAGATCACGTATCGGGCCAACTAAAGCCTTTCAAACATTGGAGCATAACATGCAAAGCAATTGGCCGCAGGTCATTGCTTGGATTGGCTTGTCGGAAGGCGGTTACGTCAACCACAAGAACGATCCGGGCGGACCTACCAATCATGGCATCACAAAGCGGGTGCTTGAGCAATGGCGTGGAAAGAAAGTTTCCATTGCCCAAATGAAGGCGCTGACCAAAAAAGAGGCTGAAGACATTCTCAAGGCTCGTTATTGGGATGTTGTGCGCGGTGATGACCTACCAAGTGGTCTTGATTATGCGGTGCCCGATTACGCGACCAATTCCGGCCCCGGTAAGGCGATCAAAGACTTGCAACGTAGCCTAAATGATATGGGCGCTGGTATCAAGGTTGATAGCGTTATAGGGCCCGAAACGATGGGTGCGATCAACAAACTCGACGAGCAGCAAATCAAAGAGCTGATCCAGCTGTATTGTGAGCGCCGTATGCGGTTCTTGCGCAGCCTCAAGACATTCAAGACTTTTGGTCGCGGCTGGACCAAGCGCGTGATGGGTAATCGCACAGGCGTTCAAACGGATGACATTGGCGTAATCGACCGGGCAACTATGCTTGCGTCTAAATATCCTGTGCCAAATATCCCGGCGCCGCAAAATCATGGCACCGCCAAAGGTGAGCCCGAGAAGCCCAATGTTATCGATGCACTACAACAGCCCGAAGCATGGGGGCCGCTTGGCGGGCTACTCACAAGCCTTGGAGCAATGACACAGGGCAATGGGCCGTTTCAATGGGCCTTGGCCGCTCTTGTGGTCGCTTTTATCGCTGTGGGCGTATTCTATGCGATCCGCACCATTCAAAACGCTGATCCGACATAGGTGGTGATATGATTGCAAGCATTTTCGCATGGATTGCTACAAAACTTGGCGGCAGATTTGTCGAGAACGTTCTCAGCAGCTTTGAGAAACACGCCAATAACGAAACGGAACGATTGCGGATTCGTTCGGCGCGTGAGCAAAACGCATCCAACAACGCAACCAAAATCGCAATCAACCATCAAGATAATTCGGCCAAGGTCATTATGAAGGCCATGAATTTCAAGGTGTTCTGGATTGCTTGGGGCATGTGCGCAATTTCGCTTGCCGCTTGGTTTAGTTGGGGCATGTTGGACAGCCTTTTCAACGGCGCGTTGCCAGATGTGGCCAAACTGCCCGATCAGCTTTTGCGCTATGCCGACATCGTGTTCGCAAACATTTTTTACTCAGGCGCGGGCTTGGGTGCTGCGCAAATACTGGCCTCTCAAATCGGGGGGCGCAAATGACTAATACGGGGCATTTCACAATGAAAGAGGCAGGGCAAGCCATTGTCGGCGTTTTCGGCATATCAGCAACGGCATGGCTTGACCTGCTTACTGGCGCAAATCAAATCTTGCTAGGTCTCGGCGGTCTGCTGGTGGTCTGGTTCACGGTCTACAATCTTTATCTGCGCAATCAAAAGCTGCGCAAAGACCTTAACGATCCCAAGAAATAGGGGGCTTTTATGGCCGATAATACCCTTAGCGATGAAACGCTACGTGCATCACTGCAAGCAATCGACACATTTTCGAGCTTGCGCCAAGCCTCCATTAAAACGGGGATATCAAGATCAACCTTGCGGCGGCATAAAGAATTGGCAGCCGCACGAGGCGTCACACTTCAAGGTCCAAAGCCTGAATTTGATGAATTGCCGCCTCTATCGGAAGACGCTGCCGAGCTTATCCAAACACTGGCCAAGCGATCACGCAAGCGCAAAGCCCATTGGCAAGCCCATAAGTGGCGGCGCGTGCGCGTGAAAACCAATGAGCCTTTTGCAATCACGTGGTTTACAGATGTTCACCTAGGCGACAATGGGTGTGACTATGACACCTTGGTTAAACACCTAGAAATGACCGCTCAAACGCCTTATGCCTATTCGGCATTTATGGGCGATGCATCCAACAACTGGCCCACAAATGGGCGCTTGGCCAAGAAATGGGCCGATCAGGAAACCAGCCGCGAACAAGAACGGCAACTTGTTGATTGGTTTCTTCATCACAGCAGCCAAGACTGGCTCTTTTGGGTATTGGGCAATCATGATGTTTGGGAGGGCGGCGAGTCCATCCTGCGGCGTATCAATGCCGGGTTTGTGCCTATGCACGATTGGCGGGCGCAATTCATTCTTGAGTGTGGCAATAAGCGTGAAGTGAAGCTGGACGTTTCCCACAATTTCAAGGGCCATTCACAATGGAACACCCTTCACGCTGAAACCAAAGAGGCAAAGATGGGCGAGGGCGCGCACTTCTATTTCTCAGGCCATAAGCACGAGGCTGCTTTGCACTTTGAAGAATTTGCACAACGCGGCACATCATCTTGGCTTATGCGGTGCCGTGGGTACAAAGAATGTGACGAATATGCGCACCGGGGCCAGTTCCCAGAACAGACAGGCGGCAACGCTGGCATCACAATTATTGATCCCAATACCGCAAACACAAACCCGATTGTTCATGCAACGCTCGACCTTGAGCAGGGCTTGGATTATTTGACATTCTTGCGCCGTAAAGCAGCATGA